TCCGCCCGTTTCAGGAGGAATAACCAGCTCCGCAATAATGCGGTTCTGATGTGTTGCGTCCAGGATGACGCGATTAACAGTATGTCGCCACACCTCATGCACCAGACGGGTCTGCTTACTGTCTGGTGTGGGCAACGTGCCGCCACCGTCGCCCACGGCCATATGAGTCAGGCGGACAGGCTTACCATCTGGCGCGGCTGCCTGAGCTAATTTTTTGGCACCCGTATCGGTGATAACGGTTTTAAATTTACGTGTTGTGGTACTCATGCTTAATCGTCCGGATAAATGGTAATGACTTCGCCGTCGTAAGTTGCTGCCGCCGCGAAAATATCTCCCTGAATCTCCTGAATGATATTCAGCCCTGTCATGTGGCGGCTGACCGGGCGGGCATCAGCAATCAACCGCTCCATTTCCAGATACATTTCCTCCGTCACGCCACTGTCCAGCGTGCCGACTTCAACGGTAAATGTTCCCGGTTCTCCGCCGAACTCCCACCACTCAGACACGCGAATGAGGTATCCCAGCGGCTCAATGGCCCGGCGCAGTGCGCTGATGGTCCCTTTGTGTCGGTGTATCAGCCATGCATCACGAATCACCTGTCGCTTTGTCTCTTCCGGCCAGTTGCGATCCCAGCGGTCAACGGAAAATGCCCAGGCGAGATAAGGCAGCAGATGCACCGGGCAGGTGTCCGGTGACCACAGCGTGTTGAGGTCTACCGGGATGTCTGTAATGCGCGCTCCGACAGCTTCGGCGCAACGCATGAAATTGCTGGCTGATGGCGGTAACAGTGAATTACTCATTACGCCCACCTTCGCTGATGGTGAATGACTCACAGCGCGCCGCCTGTATGTCGCTGATGGCCATATTCTGTGTGGGTTCGATTATCTCCACGCGTTGCACGCCGTGCACATGAAGTGCGGCAGCAATGGCTGACAACGCCACGTCCTGACCAATAAGCCCCTGCTCAGCCAGCCACTTCCAGCCAGAATAGGTTCGGATTCCGGGCCGGGGTAAAAGTACAGTTTTGCATTCAGCCGCCATGTCACGATGCTGGCGCTCTGTACGGTCAGTCGGTCGGCCACCGGGCGGGTATCCTCTGCATTCAGAACGGCGCGAACGGTATTAAGCAACGCCTCCGTTGCTGTGCCGTCGCCTTCAGTGGACAGAATGGAAACCGTCACACAGGCCGGAGACGGGCTGATGGCCCGCGCATCACGCACCAGACCGCTGGCGCTGCGTGCAAAATACTCGTATGCACCTGACGGGCCAGCAACACTTAGGCCGTCATACGCCCGCTGCGCCCGCAGTCTCAGCGAGGTGTCGCTCTCCATCACCGCGTCGGTGGTATCCGTTGCCGGAGTGATAACCAGGCGCTTTGTGTTCATATTGCCCGCGAGGTTGTCCAGGTTTGTCCCTGAACCGTGGCTTAACATGCAGGCGCGTGCGCCCTCGTTAACCCGCTGGCGTAACAGCATTTCACGAAACGACATGGTTTGAGCGATAACGTTCAGGGGTTCTGATTCCAGCTCCAGCGCGGCGGAGACGGCTTCACGCTGTTCGGCAGGATAGGACGCAATCATCATGGCCTTTGTGTCAGCCAGAATTGCCTCAAAATCAGGCTCCGCGATGATGGCGGGTTCCGGTAACTGGGAAAGATCAACAGCAGGCATGATTTACTCTCTCAGCGTGATGGTTAATTCAACATTCTGCATGGTCTGCATGACAGTGCCCGACAGCGTCACCCCGGCGCGGCCTCCTGCCTTCCAGACAACGTCGATGGCGTCCAGGGCAATGCGGGGTTCCCATCGTGTCAGCGCAATCACGGCAGCACTCATGCATTGCAGACGCGTGGTGTTATTCATGGGTTCGTCAATCAAATCAGGCACAAGGCTGCCATATTCCCGTCGCATAACCCGGCTTGCCAGCGGGGTGATCAGGATGTCCCTGACTGACTGTTTCAGGTGCTCCATATCGTTCAGGTTTCCCGTCCCGTCCGGGTTCATTCCTGTGTAGCGGGTTGTCACTGCGGGCCTCCTGTCGAATCGCTGCCACCTTTAACGCCACCGTGCTTATGCGTATGCACGGTAATGCCGTTTGAGGTGAAATTGCCGCCGCTGTGCGTGATATTGCCGCTCATCTTTCCCTCTTTTGTGACGTCAAGCGTCGCCGTTCTCAGAAGGTTTGTGCATTCCACGACGGGCGTATCCAGTGTCACGCTGACGGATGCCTGCAGGGTGGCTGTTTTCATGCCGCTGGCGCTCAGTGCGCCAGCGTCTGCGTCGTAGCGGAACACCGCGCCATCCGGCGCGCTGACCACGATTTCTTTCAGGCTTTTGCCGGGGGCCGGACTGGCATCACTCCACAGGCTGCCAATTATCATGGCGGTTTCCGGGTTGCCGCCAATGCAGGCAATTACCACCTGTTCGCCTGGTGATGGCGGCAGCCACACATTGAAGGCTCCCGCGCGCGTGGTGTTCCAGCGCAACCAGCCTGTTTCCAGTTCGCCGCTGCGAACGCGCACGCGCCAGGACTTCTCATCAACTTCAGAGATGATCCCGGTGCGGATGATGTTGCTCAGCAGTCGCATGAGTTCTGCGCTCACCGTACAGCCTCCGCAATCCGGCCCAGCACCGTGTTATAAATCAGGCGCTCATCTGCCTGGCTGATACCCAACAGCTCACGTACCGGGTAATCGGTGAAAATGCCCGGCGCAACCTGATCGCGCTCACCGAACTGATGAACGCGTGCAATACGTGCGGCCACGCCGCTGTAACCCACCGTCACACCGGAGGCATCTGCACGGGCTTTCAGGTAGCGGGCGGTGCGCAGTTTTACGAACATGGGGACGCGCTTTGTGCTGTCCTGGTTGATGCGCCGGGTGCGTATTTCCAGAAAACGGTCGATGTCATCCCGGTAAAACGTGCGGATATTGTTTTTATCCTCATCCCACCCGGTAATGGTTCGCCCGTATTTCCCTGTGTCGTGATGCCAGTTTTTCAGCGTGCGTGCTTCGTTATTCCAGATAAAGCGAATGCGCTCCTGTATCCGGGTTACGCGGCGTCTGCGTGGTGTCCATTCGGTCCCGTCCGGCGCTTTTTGTGACCGGATACGTGCCTGCTGGGCGCGACGTAAATCCTGTGCCAGCTTTCTGGCGATGTTATTGATGGCCTGCTGATTCAGGCTGTCGCGGATAGCCTCAAAGGTTTCATCCACGCGGGTGAATGCCTTATCCATCGCTTTCACCCCACGTCACATCCTGGAATACATGCGACCAGTCGCCTTCGGAAGAAGGCAGACGGGGTTTTGGCTCCGGCAGGTGTTCTGCCTGCGGTGTGCCCTGACTGTTGCGCGTGATGCGAACGCGTTCCCGCAGGGGGAGCGTAAACAGGAGATCGGCGCTGTCATCGTCATTGATAACGGCAGAAAATTTGATGTCCTGATTACGCTCCGGATTGAGCAACAACTGTGGCTGATTTTCGGATAACCACGCCAGCAGCGGCAGCGTGAGGTCGTCCAGCTCTCCGGCGTAATCCATGACAAACATCACCATCTGATAGCGGTAAACAAACGAGGGCGCTTCTCCGGTCGTTTCAATGTTGCCGCTCTCCACGAAAATGGTGAATTTCTCGGGATTAGCCTGGCACCACCGACACCCATGAAGCATGGACTCTCGCAGACTGTTTGTCTTAAGCATCTGTTTTGCTCTCCTGCTCTTCCTTATGCTGCGGGATTATTGATTTCCAGCACCAGGCTGCCGATATCGACGCCGTACGCGGCATTTTTAGTGATATCAGTTAACGTCAGCGCATTCAGCCCCAGTGTCAGACTGTCTTTTATGACCTGGAATGCCGGGCCAGCCACTCCATTCAGTTTCGGAGTAACCGTGGCACTGCCGGCGGTGAACACCAGCTCCAGCGTCTGCCAGTCGTTACTGTAATTCCCGAACTCGCCCAACTTTGTGTTTCCTGCTTTCTTGTGATGCATCAGATTCAGTTTGCCGTCTGTGGTCTGGGTGAAGAACGACATCAGGAACGGGTTACCAGTCCCGGTCATCGCCACGACGTCAGGTAACGCTACATCGGTATACAGATAAATTCCCAGACCGAACTGATTGTTGGTCAGTGCGCCTGACAGTCGAAACTTACAGCTCAGTCTGCCACCCCGTGTCAGCAGGGAGACTGCGTCATCCACCGGGCGCGTCAGGGACCAGGCTTTATTGCTCTGCTTGGTGATCTTAAATACACCATCTGACAACTGAATTCCGCCATTCTTAATGCTCCAGCCCTGCGCAGCAGCATCTCCGGCTGTCGGCAACAGGGAGATTGTGCGTACGGATGCATCTTCAGACGGCCCCGATGGCGTGTCGCCGCCGGGCGAGGGTTTGATTTCCGGTGCCTTACCACTAATGAAGGCTAAGGTGCGACCGGCTACGTTCAGAATAGCAGTTGCCATACGATCGGGAATAATGCCACGACGCGCCCATGAGCTGAAATGCGTCGGGCGATTTGATGATACCCAGTTTTTGTTCGTTCGGGATGCCGAACCGTAATAACCAGACCCGGCAATATCAGGATCTTCTGACGGGTTGTTTGTCGGTGTATTAACTCCGCTACCATCGGTCATAAAGGGAACAAAATAAATCTGCTGGGATTCTTTACCTTTATATGCACCATATACCACTTCATATTGCGTACCGTGTTCTTGTTTCCACGCGTATGTCGTGTCGCCACAAATCCAGGGGACTGATGCCGGACTTCCACCGTGACACTGCGCCGCCAGCCCGGCAAGGTCAGCACGGAACTGCTGTACCATTGCAAGAAATGCTGCTGGCTGCTGGGCGTAACTGGCATTCGTCATATCGAATTCCCCCTGCATCCAGCATATCGCCAGCAAAACGTTTTTCGGGTTTTTCTGCAATGCTGCCTTCGTGCGGAAAAGCAGATCCTGATATAACGGCTTACCCACTCCCCAGCGAGCCGAATCCTGACTGGCCCCCGTGGACTCGCTGAATGTCCCCTCCGTGCCCTGGGTGAATGCCGAACCACCACGACAGCATGGTACCAGCAGGATCCCCGCATTATTAGGGATATACGGAAGCAGTTTTTTGGCAATATGTAAGCCCTGTCCGACACAGCCGTACTGCCCTTTGCTCAGGTCAGCCCGGGGATGGTTAATCGTACTCATATCCTGAACATCATGCAGACAATGGTCAGCAGGAATGATGTCGTTAAATACGCATACTTCACCACCGGGAGTCACTGTGTTACGACGGGCCAGTTGCTTAATGCGCGGATGGGGCGCATCGTATGAATCCGGAAGCGGAAGCCCTTCACCGTAAGCCATGGCATTGGATTGCCCGGCCAGTACGATGACGTAGTACCACTCCGGCTCAGTTGCACCACTGACGACCACATCACCTTCTGCTGCAATCGCCTGCATCAGGGTATAAGGGGTTATGGCCACCGGACTACCAAACGGCTGCCAGCCCTCTTTCAGTTTATGTGTCAGCTTTTCCGCAAGATCTGACGGCGACGCCGCCCTGACAACATCATAGTGTTTAAATGCCATGGTTCTTTCCACCATCTGAAAAATGATTCTTTAAAATACCTGACATGTAATACAGAAAAAACACAAAACCATACCTTAAATAAAAACCTCATCATCAAGCAGATATGCATGGATAAACTACAAGACGAGATATAAACCACCCTGCATTTAAATAAACAATAAACAACATCAGAAAAATAATTCTGCTCTATGGTTTACAATCAAAAATATCATTTATACTTTTCAGAACATCACCAGCAAGGCATAAACAAGGAAACTAAATGAAGTGGATTGTGATTGATACAGTTATCCAGCCATCATGCGGAATATCTTTTTCAGTCATATGGAGTAAAATAAAATTAATAATCTGGTATCAATCGGATGCTTTCTTACCTCCTGAAAGTATATTTACACTGACTCACACAGGCATCATGCTCAATAACAAAGTGCTACCTGTAACCATTTACAACGTAGTACCATTCAATAAAACATTCTGGAATTTAATCAAAAACAGCCAGGAATGCCCTACAAATACAGATAACGTATTGAATGAATGCTTTAATAACCGTTGCACTCTGCAAATATGTCCTTATGGACTAAAACAACAAAGTCCATAAGGAGTTTACTCACATCTGACAAAATCAATATAAACAGCCCCTCCGGAGAGGGGCTGGAGAGTGGCGCTATGTGCCATTGCATGGTGCCGGGTGCCTCCCGGTGAATTCAGTACCAGCACCTGAATCCGCGATTATCCCATATACCTACTCGCTGATTGCCCCTCCGCACAGGGGGATTCACCATGCCAGTTTCTTTTAACAAACTCCCCGCAAACCAGACAACAATCAACCGCCTGAATTGTGAAGTATTTAAAAATTTCTCCCGCTAACTGATACCCGGCTAACAGTCTGGCGTTTTCTTTTTCAGCAACGGGAAAGCAACAACCACCACACCCGCCACCAGCACACCGTCAGCCAGCACTGACATTATCCGGCTGCAGCAATGCCATTCACAAAAACAGTAAGCAATCACTTTTTACCGTAACCGGTGATAATCCAGATATGTATCTACCCCAGATGAGTAATCCGAAGTTCATCCATACCACAGGTCCTGGCTATTCTGTTGTACTCCTGAACAAGAGTAAATAATTCTGAATTAGCCACCATGAACTCATCGCAAACCCTCTGTATAGCATCACTATTCAGAATAATAACGTCTCTTCCCGAAAGACGATCAGGAGTACAGAACAAAACTGTCAAACGGCTGAAGGCCTTTGCTCGTGCTGCATTGACTATATCAATACGCTGCCTAAGGATGAAACACCCCGACGCCTCATCAATATTCACTCTACCCACACCATATGAATGATAAATATTTAATGCTGAAAAAACCATTAGACCGTATAACAAACACTCAATCAACACTTAACAGAACTTTTATTTTTGACAAACATATAATATTTTCAACAATATCCTGAGCCAGGTATATTTCAGTATAAGGCTCTGCCGGAAGGAATCTGGAAGAATGAATATGGCGCGCTGTACTGGATTCGAACCAGTGACCGATTGCTTAGAAGGCAATTGCTCTGTCCGGCTGAGCTAACAACGCTGAATACCGATAATGGACCGCCATCGGGGACCCGCCCCCGCACCAACAACCCTGTTATCGTGTCGTCTGCTCTTCCTGATAAGCTAATGGCGGTTTGTGATGGTGGCCCTTGCTGGATTTGAACCAGCGACCTGGCGATTATGAGTCGCTCGCTCTCACCACTGAGCTAAAGGGCCGGGAGCAGAATAATAATGGTGCGTAATTAATTCTGCAATCTCATCCGTTTCAAACGATTAAACCCTGAACTTCCCTGACTGTCTGCTCAAAACGTCCGGTCTCCAGCTCAACGCCAATCGCACGACGCCCGAGCGCCAGTGCCGCTTTTACCGTTGAACCTGAGCCCATAAAAAAATCTGCAACCAGGTCACCCGGACGACTGCTTGCGCTGATTATCTGCTGCAGCATTTCTGCCGGTTTTTCGCACGGATGTTTCCCGGGATAGAACTGCACCGGTTTATGTGTCCACACATCCGTGTACGGCACCTGCGCCGTCACACCAAAATACCGCCGCAGATGCTTATATTCACTCTGCAGCTCCACATACTGCCGGTTCAGTGACGTATACGTATCCACCAGCTGGTGGTGGGGCTTTTCCAGTTCACCGCGCTGATGTTTCTCTTCTGCCACCCGGGCAAACAGCGACTGTAATTTCAGATAATCGCTTTCGTTCGGTAGCTGCCACTGACTGGCACTGAACCAGTGCGACACCATGTTTTTCTTTCCTGTGGCATCTGCAATCTGTTTTGCCGTTATCCCCAGGGCCGCGCGCGCATCACGAAAGTAAGAAATCAGCGGGGCCATCACATGCTGTTTCAGTGCACTGCCCTTCGCCGCATACCCGGCATCTTTCGGACGATACGGCCCCTGATAATGTTCCGCGAACAGAATGCGCTCTGTGGCGGGGAAATACGCCCGCAGGCTTTCCTTGTTGCATCCGTTCCAGCGTCCGGACGGCTTCGCCCAGATAATATGGTTCAGCACACTGAAGCGTTCACGCATCATGATTTCGATATCAGATGCCAGGCGATGACCACAGAACAGGTAAAGACTTCCGGCAGGTTTCAGCACCCGCCAGAACTGCGCCAGACACTGGTCCAGCCACTTCAGGTAATCATCGTCGCCCTTCCACTGGTTATCCCAGCCCTCAGGCTTCACTTTAAAGTACGGCGGGTCCGTGACTATCA